ATGTTTTTTATTTTATTAGATATTCCATCCCCAACAATACATAAAAGACTATCTTTTGAAGTAGAAGTTAATTTTATATTACTTCTTATATCTAAGGTAACATTTGAACAATTCAAAGTTACTTTTCCGCTTACCACCATATCATTGTTGCTATATTTAGGTATTAGTAACGTTCCTCCGCCTATCTGTTTTAAAAAATCAAATAAACCTTGTAACGCCACTCTGTCGTCTGTTGTTCCATCTATTTTACAAGGAGTTAAATTAAAACCTATAGGTGGACACATAGCGTTTATCGTTATATTATTTAAATATTTCGTATTTTCTTCCAAGGACGACGCAATTCCATTTAATCTTTCTGTGTATTTCTCTTCTATAGCACCCGAAGTTTCTTTGAAATACTTGTCCCATTCATCAAGTTTACTTAACCCTAATGTTAACGCTGAAAACTCATTAGTGCTTTCTATAGATGCATCATCACGTATGCATGAAATTATATCTATATCAAACTTTGTTGTAGATAATATATCAGTAGCCTCATATATAACTAATTCTAGCTTTAGACACCCTGGTTTAACTAACATTTGTGTAGTGAGTTGTAACTCTGCAAGCCCTTTAGCAGCATTTATTATAGTTAAGTTATTAAATACTTTTGTTCCATCTGGTTTAAGTCCATATACTCTTACAGTTTTATTTTCCAATGAAAAAGGTACTCCATTATCTAATAAATTAAATAATAAGTACCTTGAATTATCTCCCTGTTTAACCTGTATTGGATTATACAGATCTTTATTAATCTCTAAATTAATTTTTCTTAGAAATTTCATAGTATATCACCCCTTCTAAGCTATTACATTAATAGATATTTTTACAGTAATAGTCTTACTACCCTTATGTTCCATTAAATATGTCTGACTTCCACTTGTATAAAATTCAACGCATAACGGAAATACAGTACCACTTAATTTTATAATTCCATTAGTATAATCAATTTCTTGGTAGATTCTTTGATTACCAAATAAGGTAAGTGGATATGTAGAAAGAATTTCCTTGTAGTTGCAATCTGCCACAAACTTTTTACCTTTAAATTCATTCGGCAAAGTAATATCTAACCCCCAAGTACCTGTACTACTTACTGTTATATTCTTTAAATCATAGTAATTCAAATGATAATATTCCCTTTCACTATCTCCAAACTTATTATAAAAGCCTTTTTCTGGACTTATAACTATTTTGCTACCATCGGGTAATTCACTTTCAAATGTACCAGTCTCCATCCATATTTTTGTCATTCCATTCTTGGAGGAAAACAGTCTACCAACTATCTTGTCTGCTATTATCCCTTCTGCTGTTATAGCAGTAGTAAAATCCCAATCCTTTCCGTCTGGGGTTCTTTGTTGACTAATTTGTATTCCAGCACTTCCTCCAATCATACACCCATATGTAGGAGAATTAGGATCTAAGTCTTCCCATATAAATGCCCTGACATCTTGTTTCTGCCCTATTTCCTTTTGTGCTATCAACTTAGCTTTAGTCGCATCTAAAAATCCTTGTATTTCATTTCCTTTTACTGTTCCATTAGAATTTAATATATTATTAATTTTACTTTGTACATCTGCTTGTTCTTTAAAAAAGTTAGAAATAGCATTCCCTAACTCTAAAGATATATATTCTCCTGTCATAAGATCTTCTTCATAATCTATAACTCTTGCTTTAACATCTATATCTAATCCTGGAATATAACATGTTACTGTGTCACCTTCATTAACAGTTACTAACTTAATATAATCTTTATATGCGTTAGTATTGGCCAAATTAATCATATCTATTTTATAATTAACACTTGGCTTGTCTATACCCTCCTCGTATAGTTTATTACAACGCTTTACTAGTTCCGCCCTAGCTTCTTCTATAGTATTAAATCCTTCTTCATCTGTTTCAGATTCTTTAACCTTAACATCATCAAAATTTATAACTCTCATCTTAGGCTTTGTATACTTATTTATAAGTGGACTATCTACCCATGGAGTACTACCATCAAGCATTATTCCATTATAGCCAGTTGGAATTATTCTTGTAGCAACTTCTTCTATATTTATATCTTCTTCTATTTCATTAAGATTATATCCAAACTCAACCCTTACCCCATTATCAGATCCAATTTTATCATTAATATAAACATCGAAATTATCTAAGTAAATCTCTCCACCCCAGCGGTTTAAAAAAGAATTATCATCATTACCAAGAATAGCTTCAACTATATTCTTTCTAATGTAATAAGCAGTATTAAGAGTTGATATATTGCTATGTGCCTTAAACCCCGTACCTTTTAAAATCTCCTCTAAAGCTTGTTGCCCTGTTTTATTAGTTGGTCTTACATCAAGTAATATTGTGTCTATTAAATCAAAGAAAATAGGCCTGGCATAAGCAGTTATATAATCCAAAGACTTTACAACATTAAAAATTCTGTAAAGCTTCCCTTCAGTTTTTATAACATTTTCATAATCTAAGTATTTCCATCTTTCAAGCTTATCAAATGGATGTTCTATTGTCAGAAGGTATTCTTTATATTTATAAAGGCAGCTAGAAGGTTCTAAAGTCATATCTCCATTCATTTTATAGTTTTTATTAGTTTTTAAATACACCTCTATCATTATAAACATCTCCAATTAGGAGTTACATATATTTTAAAGTCTCCACTCCATTTAAAATTATTGTCACCTTCAACTAGATATAAATCTTCATAATTACCATCTAATGATACATTATTGATTATTCCATCCCTATACGTTAAGCCTAATTCTGTATTTATTATAACTTCTTGACCAACATTTATTTTTACAGCATTTTCATTTACTGCTAATGTTAAAAATCCTTCTCCGACAATTCTGTAAATAGGTCTACTCTCTAGATAATCATTATAAATATAATCCTCTATCCCTATTTCATATTCACCATCAGATAAGTAAACATATGGATCACAAGTAAATATTACTATAAACTTTCCTGTTCTTTTTAAAAGTCTTTCTGAACCAGATATAACAACTTTATTAACCCTATAGAATACTTCAGTATCATCACTAAAACTTAGCTTATTATCCTTAAAATCTAATAACCACTTTTTTACACTTCTAAAATCTATATCCCACGTTCTGTTAGTCTTAAAGTTAAACTCAACAGATATCTCTATATCGCTATATCCTTTTTCTACATAAAGTGTCTTCCCACCTCTAACTGGCTTTTCTTCAAAGTTCATAATGGGAGCTGGCTTAGATACTCTTTTAGGAATTTTTAAATTAAAATCTACATTTGTTTTTTTATTGAAAATAATATAATAATTATCCAAACGCCATTACTCCTTTCGTTTTACTATAATTTTTACTACTTCTATTTACAGTTTTTATAACCTCTTTTGTAATATCAGACTTAAGCTCTTTGCCACCAACATAAACATTAACTATAACTTCCCCATCTGCATTATTTAACTCTCCTAATAGTGCTTTGGCAGTTTTTAATGCAGTATCTTTTATCATATTTTCACTTTGTAAATGATTTTTAACTTTACTTCCTCTTGGAAGTTCAACAACTTCATATCCCTTTTCATTTATAGCTGTTAATCCACCTTGGAAATAGTTTGTTCCTAAAGCATAGGCTTGTTGAGTAAGCCCACCTTTTACCCTTTCGCTATATTGTACTGTAGCAAACTTAGTCTTAGGTTCCCATTTGTCCCAAGTTCCAAAAAGCCTTTGCCAAGTGCTTATAATTTCTCCACTAGAAACGTCTATATTTTTTTGTAGTTCTTCATTCATTCGGAAAATCTTATCAACAGCTTCATCACGAGTAAGTTCAGCTTGTTCAACAACTCCATCACGTTGCCTTTTAGCATCTTCAATCATTTTGTCAGCTTGTTCCGCAGTTATTGCTCCAGCTTCATCTCTAAGCCTAATTATCGCTGCAATTCTTTTTTCATATTCATCATTTGCTATATTTATAGCATTATCTCTACTCTCGTTAAGTTTCCTAATATGTTCAGAAGCCTGTTCTGCAGTTATTCTACTATCATAATCTTTCATCCTTTGCAAAATAACCTGTGCTTCTATTTCATTTTGGCTTAGAGCATTTACTGCATTTTGCCGCATTTGATTTTGTAATGAAGTTATTTGAGTAACTTCATCTTGTGTTAATGCTCTTTTTTGTTGACTAGCATTATTTAAAATTTGATTAATTTGATTTTCATATTCTTGTGTTTGGAGCTTCTTATTTTCGTAATAGTTTCCGTTGTTTAATAAAACATTTGCTTGTTCTTCCGCAGTTAAACTACTTTGGATAGAAAACATTTCTTGAAGTTGGTTAGTACTTTCATTTTTCTGTTTCTCATAGCCTTGTATAACTTGTGTAGCCATTTCGTTAAACTTAGTAGACATATCAGTCTTTATCTGTTCTGAAATGGTTGTTGAGTTAATATAAAGGCTTTGCACTTCATTTCTAGCACTATCATCTAATTCTATATATGCCCCTACTGCTTCCTTTGTAGCTTCACTTATTTTGGTTACTGTAGTAGTTACCCCAGCAGTCATATAATTACTTGAATTAGTAACAGAATTAGCGGTATACTCAACTTTATCGGCGAACAAATCAACTTCTGGAATAACTTCTTTATTCAATCCCTTGTAAATTGCATATCCTGCTCCAGCTATTGCTGCCCCTGCTGCCACATATGGTGCTGCCGCTAAAGCAACTCCACCCAAAGAGCTAGCAAGTCCAGCTACTCCAGTAGCACCTCCAGCTACACTTGCTGCCGCACCTACAGTTTCAGTTGCCACCTTAGCTGCTCCTAATCCTTTAGAAAGTTTACCTGTTAATTTTAAAATTCCACCAAAACCTTGAGCAAGCTTTCCAACCCCTCCTATAACTGGTCCTAGCACTGCACTCAATCCAGCAAATTTTATTATATTTTCTTTAGTTGCTGGACTTAAATTATTAAACTTCTCTATTAAATCTTTAACCATTATTAGTCCGTCTTTAATTGTTGGAAGTAATTCAACTCCTATTTCCCTAGCTAAATTCATAATTTCATTTTTAGTTATTTTAATCTGACTTTCTGTAGTTCCATAACGTTGGTTAGCTTCATTTGTTAAAGCGGTATTTTCTTCCCAAGCCTTAGAACCTAACTCAATAGTTTTGTTAAATAAATCTCCAGCACTACTTGCTCTTAATAACGAATCTCTTACTCTTATTTCACTAAAACCTAATTTGTCTAGTACTATTGCCTTATTATCTAATTTTCCTAATCCGTTTATAAATGCTATTAATGCTCCTGTAGCATCATTTTTAAATTTTTCCGCAAAATCTTTGGTTGACATTCCAGCTACTTTTGCAAAATCTGATACTGATTCAGAACCACTTTGTATAGCCATTTGCATTTCCAACATAACTTTAGAAAAACTCGAACCACCTGCTTCGGCTTCAATTCCTACACTAGATAAGGCAGCTGCAAATGACATAATATTAGCTTCTGTCATTCCAACTTGTTTACCAGCACCTGCTATTCTCGTAGCCATTGCAACGATATCTGCTTCTGTTGTTGCACTATTATTTCCCAGTGCTACTATCGTACTTCCTAATCTATCAAAGTTCTTTTGAGACATTTGTGTGATGTTAGCAAACTTAGCAAGTTGGCTTGCTCCTTCTTCTCCTACTAAATTAGTCGCATTACTAAGGTCTATAATGGTTTTTGTAAAACCTAGAATATTATCTGTTTGAATACCTAATTGCCCAGCTGATTCTGCTACTGCAGCAATATCTTCTGCACTTGATGGAAGTGTTAAAGACATATCTTTTATTCCTTGCTCTAGTGCCGCAATTTGCTCCGAAGTTCCGTTTACTGTCTTTTTAACCCCAGCAAATGCACTTTCCCATTGGACTTGAGCGTTTACTGCGGCTGCTCCCATTGCAACAACTGGTAAAGTTACTGTCTTGGTTAAAGTTCCACCAACTTTACTTGCTTTTGTGCCAAAATTAGAAATTTTATCCCCAGCTTGTTTAAGACTTTCACTAGCCTTTATCCATTTAGAGTTTTGTTTTTCCAATTCTAGAGTTGTCCTTTTAAGTTCTCCCTGTACTTTAGCTAGTTGTGCTTCGGTTTCATTAAGCTTAGTTTTATGTTTGTTTACAGTGTTTATGTTTTTATCAACTACAGCTTTTTGTTCTATATATTCCTTACTGACTTCATCTAAAGATTGCTTTAAGTTTTTAGCTTGTTCAGATTCTGCACCATAAAGTTTTACTGCTTCTTTATACTCTTTTTGCAAACTCGCCTTTGTAGTTTTCAACTCTTGAAGTTTCTTATTATTTTCTTCTGCTTTTTTACTAGCTTTTTCTATACTGTCCTTATAAACATTAATTTTACTTCTTAAAGTTTCTGTTTGCTTAGTTAAAGCAGATTCCTTATACTTTAAATCATTTGTTGTCTTCCCAAATTGATTTAATCTTTCTCCAGCAAGTTTTATTTCACTTTGAGTAAGTTTATACTGTGCATTTAATTCTTTAAGTTTTTTATTATGCTCGTTATCATCTATTGTAAAAATAGTACTAACTTTTCTTATAGTTTCACTCAATTTTTCCCCTCCTTTCTAAAAAAGGTCTGAAAAACTTTCAACGTAAATTTTTTCGTCCTCATCTTGAGAACCTTCACCGTATAAAACTTCTATACATTCTCCTAGAACTTCTCTTAAATTGTTTTTAAAATAATTACTATTTAACTCTTCTAATAATAAAAGTTGTCTTAATGTAGAATTTAAGAATTGTTCCTCTGTCATTTTCAGCTTATGAACTGCTACAAAGTACCAATAATCAAAGTTAATTTCTTTTATTTCTTCTTTTTCTTGTGTTCTGGATTGTGATTTTTTTTTATTACTTCTTTAAATTCTGATGTATTAGTTAATTCCTGGTTTAGTAAGTCTAAAGTAATATTACTTAAAATTTCTATAGATGAAATATTTATAAGCATATTGCTTTTGATTTCTTCCTCTGTAAATTCTTTATTAGCCATACATCTTATTATCTGTGGTAACTTTTCTAAGTCGCTTCGGAAAGCATACTCATAGATAAGTAAAAAAGCATTTCCGTATTCCTTGTGCATTTTTATTAAAGAGTTAAAATCAAGCTTTAATTCTACTTCTTGACCACAAATTATAACTTTATAAGTTTTTATCTCATTTACTAACATTTTTTACTCCTTTCTAAAACAAATAGGCAGCACTAAGCTACCTATTTAAATATGTTTTATTCCTTTCCTACTTTTGCTTTTCCGACTCTAGCATATCCTACCCTAGATGTTTCTAGGGATTCATTAGGGAGCAGTTGTAAAATCTATAATAGAATTTTCTAATACTTGTCCGTAAATGTCCTTTACTCCATTAACCATTACTGCATACTTAGTTGAACCTGCTAAATCTGCTTTAGGATCTATTGTTATAACCTTATTAGCTTCATTAATACTTATATTAGAATCAACAACAGTAAAGTCATTCTTTAATAAAGATACTGTGTATTGTGTAATTGGATTGTTAAAAGTTAAAGTAATAGTTTTATTCTTAGCTACGCCAGTAGCATTATCTTCTGGATCTCCAGTAACAGTAAGTTTTTCAACTGCTTCTGTACTAGGTAACAATACAGTTTTACCCCAGCTTTCTGCATGTGTTTTAGCATTAAATCCTTCATCAGTAGTTTTTACAGAGTGTTTCCATATTCCATTGTCTAAAGGCATAAAAATACCATTTAAAGACATTGTTTGATATTCTGTCTTGCCTTCCTTGGTCTTAGCTTTATCCTCTGGAATAGCTAATTTACCCTTAAAAAGGGTTAAATATTCTTTAACTCCACCGCTTAATGTTTTTTCTACCATTAAAACTATATAAGGTGGCTGATCACTTGAACTTTCTATTATCCCTCCATTTTTAGCTATTTTTTTGCCAAATAAAGCTGCATAATCAGCAGTATCTATAGAAGCAAAGTCTAAAGTAACCTCAATTTCCCCTAAAGAATTTTCACTATCATACAGTCTATTCTCTGCATAAATAGTAGCTTGTTCCTCCTTTGCAGCAACAGAAATTTCTCTTAATCCTGGTAAATAGTGAACTGTACCATATTTAGGAGTAACTCCATCTTCTTTTAAAATAGCGTAATAAGCCTTTTCTACACCAGTAGTAATCTTTTTACTCATCTCTATTCCTCACTTTCATAATTAAATCTTAAAACATAATGAAAGAGCTTGGACTTTTCTTCATAATTAGAACCTCCAAACTCTTTTAAGAAACCTTTTTCTTTCATTATTTTTTTTATAATTTTAACTATCTTTGTATAACTTCCTTTTGTGTACACATCTATTTGAATCGTATAAGTCGTTTCTAATTCTTCATTTTCAGCATACATTGAACCATTTTCATTAAGTATTTCATATTCAATATAAGGTGCTACAGTATTATCTGGGGCTTTTAAAAGATATATTTTAGGATTTTCATTTGTATCTACTCCTATTAATGAAATTAAAGCTTCATTATTTAATACTTCCTTTAATAACTCTTCAATCATTTAATTATCTCCTTAGCTATAATATTTACAGCTTGATCCGCCACTTTATCTACAGCATTACTAAAAAATCCAATATGTTTTTTATTTGTAGATGAACCAAATTCATTTTCAATATCTTGTTGAGTGTTTCCTCTTACTTCAAATCCTAAATTTCCATCAAACCTCTTTATTTTTAATTTCCAACTCTTTTTCATCTTGCTAGTTCTTACTGGAGAATTATCAACTACAGCTTGCCTTACTATTTCTCCACCTTCTTTTAATGCTCTTCTTTTCTTCTTATCAGAAATATTCATATCGTCAAGCATATCAAAAATATCATCAAACCCTTTAATTTCAATCCCCATTATTAATCACCTGCAATTTAGTTTTTATTTTTAATTCTTTATTTAGGTACTTAATATTATCTGGAGGTTCAATAATCTCATACCTATGTCCTTTAAAAAGAATAAAACAATCAGTATCAATATTTTTATAAAACCTAGTATGAAAAACAGTTATATTTTCCGATATATTTTGTTTGCTATTCCAATATTCTTTTCCATAAAGGTCATTAACATCAGCCCAAGCTTTTTGAAAAGTAACATATTCTTCTATCGGAAATCCTTCTTTATCATAAGTACTTTCTAACCTTTGAAATTCAATTCTGTGCTTTAACTGCCCTATGTTCATATAAGATCACCTTGAGTATATTTTAATTGAGTTATTATAGTATCTAATCCAAAAGCTATTTTACTTACATTTTTGCCTACTGTTTCAACTGACCTATTCTCATACCAATGAGATACTAATATTCTTATAGCAAGTTTATACAATTCTTTTTCATAATCTTTAGCAATTCCAGCATTAGTTAGATACTCTTCAGCACCAATCTGCAATCCTTTAATTAATGTATCTTCCTCTTCCCCATCAATTCTAAGAAACAACTTTAATTCTTCTAATTCCATAATTCACCTCATAAAAAGAGAATGAGATTTTACTCCCATTCTCTATTGACTATTCATTAAGTCTTTTGCTTTTAAATCTGCAATTAAACTATTAAATGCAGTTGCTATTTGCTGTGTAGTTGCAGAATCAGCAGCTAAAGCATCTACTTTGTTTAATTTATTGATTACTGCATCTGCACCTTTGGGACCAGCTGGTCCTTGTGCACCTGTTTCTCCTTTAGGTCCTGTAGGTCCTGCTGGTCCTTGTGGTCCAGCTTCACCAGTAGCACCTTGTGGTCCTGCTGGTCCTTGTGCACCTGTTTCTCCTTTAGGTCCTGGAGTAAGTTCTATACTTGCAATACCTTCTTCTATATGATCTAATTTAGCCTTTGTTATTACATCGTTATCGTTCCAAGTTTGCTTTTCGTATGCCATACTATTCACCCTTTCCTACTTTTGCTTTTCCGACTCTAGCATATCCTACCCTAGCATTATCTAGGGGAACACTAGGGAGTCACAGCTACTTCAACTTCTGCTTTTACTATAGCCTCTGAATCAACTGCTTGAATATCTAATCTTTCTCTTACTTTTATACCTGTTTGATCTTTTCCCCATAGGTCCCCAGCTTCTGTTGATATTTCTATTGTCATGTTCTCTCTATCAAATATAGTTATAGCTTCTTTTAAATCTCCACATATTATAGGATGCTTCCAAGCTGTTTCTTGTCCTGAAGAACCTACTCCCTTAGACTTTAGAACTTTATTAGATACAACAGTAACTGGATATTCACCAAATAGTAATTTCTTAGTTGCATTAGTTGGATCTGCTTGTAATGCATACTTTCCATCAGAATCTTTTAATTTGTCTAACCAGTTAAAACCACTTTGATTAGTTACAACACCAGAAGAAACAGCAATAGCAGGATCTAACTTTTCATTAAAAATATCTTTTAATCCATCTAAATCTTTAATTGAAACCTCTTTACTAGCAGTTATTTCATCAATCTTTTTTACTATTAATGCATTTCTAGTTGCTTTACTCTTCTTTGCTATCCATCTTCTTAAATACCCAATTATATTTTCAGCAGTATCTTGTAATAACTCTCTTGTTACTTTTAAAATTCCACCTTTTTTCTTAACTTTGTAAGATATTTTTTCAAATTGTGGAGTTGATACATCTGGAAACTCTGCTTCTTCATCAACATTATCAAAAGGAGTTTGATCTGCAGCCTTTTCTATTACTCTAGTTCCTGTTTCAGTTGATACAGTTTCAACATTAACTAAAGTTTCTAATGCATCTTGGCTTCTTCTTAACTCTTTTATTGAAGTTTGAATATCTTGAGGTACTGTTAAGCCTCCATCTTCTGGTGTTCCTTCTTTCATAGAATTTAATATTTCCATATCCTTTTCTGCTACTGGTTTCTTTGATAATCCTGCCTTAATAGCATTAACAAAAGCATTAACAACTTCTTTTCCCTTATTAACTGCTCCAGATATAACTGTTACATTTTCATTTTCAATATCATCTTTTATTTTCTCTTCTGCTTCATCTTCTAGATCATATAAAACATCAAATTTTGCTTGAAGGTCTATTAATTCTTTCTTTGCAGCCTTTGCCTCTTCAATCTTATTTTCCTTTGCTAAATTTTTGACTTCTTCCTTTTTAGCATTAATCTTGTTTAATAATTCTCTTAATTCTTGTGGCATTATTTATTTCCTCACTTTCATTTTTTAATTTAAAAATTTCAATAAAAAAAGACTTATATTCCATACAAATATAAATCTTCTAATATCTTTTCTTTTTCATTTTCTAAGTTATCTTGTACTTTACTATGTGGTTTATCCTTTTTCCTTAAATCTTCAGGAGTATTTTTATATCTATTAAAATAGCTAGATACACATGCAACAGCCATAGCTGAATCTTCAACCTCAATATTAAAGTATTGTGCTGCCTTATCTCCTGTCATCCACGTCTCTTCTTGCATCATTGTCTTAATCTCATCTATGCTAACTCCATCTTTTAGGTTTTCAGCATAAACATTGAGAATTGTTTCTCCGCAAGCATCTAAGTCATCAGCCATTTTTCTAAATTCCTTAGCATTATATCCTCCCCATATCCCCATCCAAGGATCATGTATCATTGTTTGAGCGGTTTTAGGAATAATAACAGTATCTCCAGCCAACATTATTACAGAAGCAATACTTGCAGCTAATCCATCAACATGGACTATTTTATTACACTTCTTTCTTTTAAGTTGGTTGTAAATAGCAAGACCTGCATAGACAGAACCTCCGCCACTGTTTATATAAATATTTAAATCCTTACCTTCATCAATAGAATTTAAAACCTCTAAAACATCTTGTGGACACTTATCTTCATCACACCACTTTCCCCAACTATCACTAACTATGTCACCATAAAAATATAGCTCTTGGCTATTTACTTCATTCTTAAAGTCCATGTGGCCAACCTTGTTAAGCTTTCCTTCTTTATTTCTTGAAAGAAATTCTAGTGTTTTACTCATTGCTTTCACCCCCTTTCTCATAAGCTTTTCCTACATCTGTTATAGGGATATAGTTACCATTCATTACTAATACATCCCCTCCTTCTGCTTGAGGCATATCTAAATAACTCCTTGCTTCATTAGGTTTATAAATACCATTGTTAACAGCCTTAGCTAGCGTCTCCATTTGTGTTTTGCTATCTGTTCTTAAAATTACCTTTTCATTAAACTTAAAAAAGTAATCTTCTTCTAACTCTTCTTTATTCAACAGCTTATAATTAAGTTCTTCTTCATACTGCTTTAAAATAAACAATTCAGTATCTACATAAAAGCTTAATTGCTGCATTTCAGAGTTAGCGTAAGAACTCTTTTCATAATCGTTAATTTGATTAGGTTTAATACCAAATGCACCAGCTATTTGAAGTGCATTAAACTTCTTCAATTCAAAAAACTGACTGTCCGTAAGTTTAATATCCAAAGGTACTAACTTCATCCCTAAAGGTACTGGTATAATCTTCCCAGAGTTTTTTGAGCCATTTGCAAAATCTTCAAACCCTTTTACAAGTCTTTCTTTTGCTTCTGTATTTAAATCTCCGGTGTATTCAAGAACTGCCTTTGCAGTAAGTCCACTTTTATATAAATTATTCATAAAATTTTGACTTTCTAAGCCACCTTCTAATGTACTTTTAAGGACTTCTCTTACTGGAACTCCTAAAATACCATCAAAACTGTATGATGTTTTAAAGTGTAGAACCTCCGAACTATTAAATACATATTGTTTGGCTGAATATTTATCAGTGTATAAATACCACAATCGTCCTTCTGCCCCAAAAACACCTTCATCATCTATTAAAACTTGAACATCATTAGATGGCATAATCCAAAAATCTTGAATTTCATAACTTCCACCATACTTATTTCTTTTAAACTTTTTCCTTATCCAAACATAAGCATTTCCGTAATGATTTCTATTCTGCTCTATCGTTGCCCAAAAGATAGATGGTGTCATAAGCGCATTAGGTCTATTTTTTAAAAGTTTGTGAGCCTTATTTGACTTAACCTTTTGTATTCCCTTATCCGTTTCTTGATAAAACTTTAAAGGCATTTTCCCTAATGTTTCTGATAACATCTTTAAACAAGTAAAATAAGTAACTTCACTTACTAAATTTTTAGGAGTTGAACTTATTCCAAGCCATTCTAATAATTCTTGGCTTTGCATATCTACAGATTTAGCTGGAATAATGGCATTTTTTATTCCTTTTGCAATTCTACTAAATACATTCACTCTATCACCTCCTCTCAAATTTACCATCCCATCATTTTCAAGTAATCCTCTGTAACTTCATTTAAGTTGACGTTATTATCTTGTAAATATAGTTGTGTATAACAAAATACACTTGCAACAACTAAGTCTATTCTTGTTTTATTCTTATTTTCTTTAGCTAGTAATATATCATCTGTAGTACGCCCTTTTATTGTAGTTGTATTACTCATACACCAATCTAAAAGTTTGTTATATTCATAAACTACTTTTCCTAAGTAAACATCATCTCTAAATTGTTTTAACGCTGGAGATAGATTACTATAAGTTTGTTTTAGCATTATAACATCATAGTCATTAGATAAACTCTCCATCATCTGCATTGCATTAAATGGGTCTGACACAATACATTTAATCTTGCATTTATATTTATTTTCTATATTTCTTATACGATCTTCTACGACAGAATAATTGACTATTGCACCTGGTGTTATAGTACAATATCCTTTTCCTTCAAGGCTCCTATAATCTATCTTTTCTCTTCTTTCTCCAAGTGTATCTGAAGGTAAAAAGCCGTGAGAAATCAAATAATATTTACCATTTTCCTTATACATAATTGATACTGCAGTTAAATCAGTAGTTATCGATAAGTCAACTCCAACTACTACCTCTTTACCTTGTAAATCTACTTTATTTACCTTACATTTCTTCCAAGCTTCAAAGTCAATATATCCATTCTCTAAAACACCACTAAGTCTTTCATTCAGAATTTTAATTCTAAATTCTTTCATGGCACTTGGAATACTTAACCCTTTTTTATACTCTTGTCTTAAAAACTTTCTTCCATCTTCCATAGACATCTGTAAAGGACTTGCTTTTATCCAGTTTTCTTCATTATTAAAGTCGTCTCCCTCATCTAATTCAAACAGAAGTCCAAATGTATTAATAATATCACCATCTACACCTTTTAAAATGTTCTTGTGATACTCTATAAGTTCATTAAAAGCGTTGAATTCTAAGTCATATTGAGTTGATATATAAATACTTAGTCTATCCTTAGTAGACATTTGAGACAGTTTTAAAGCACCTATAATGCTTCCATCTTCCTGGTTTGCAACTTCGTCCACTATAAAGCTACTTAATAGTAAACCATTTATATTGTTTGCTTCTCCACTTAAATGCTTAGTAGTGCTATTGTTCAATTTGCATTCAATTTTATCTCTAGTAACTTTAAAATGCTTTGAAATCAATGGACTTGCCTTTATTATCTCAACGATAGCATCTCTAACAAGTGCTGATATATCTCTAGTTTTACCTGCAGTGGCGTGTTGTGCAAATTGTGGACTTCTAAGCATTATAAGAATTTCTGTTACAGCACAAATAAATGATTTTGCTGACTTTCTCCCTATTTCCAGGTAAACTTCTTCTATCATCCTTTTTCTTATACCATTTTCATCCAGTTTTTTATAAAACCAACAGAAAATATTTTCCCATATCATCATTTGAAATCCTGCTACATGATCTAATATTGGTTGATTAGCAAAAAAACCTGTTGCATAGTTCATTAAACTTAGTAGCTTATATATTGTTTCAGCTTCTTCAAAATCAAAAAAGCAAGGTATATCAACCTTGCCTTCTAGTCTATCTATATATCTTTTACACTCTAATTTAACCCATTTATTAGTAGTAAACTTACCTTCAACAACTTCTTTAGCCCATTGATAGCCTTTTAGATCCTTCTTATCCATTTCTACCACCTGCTAAAACTTGTAGCAATGGATCTTGTTTTTCTTGTTCAGCTTGTAAGTTGATATTTCCTAGCTTCGCTCTACTTTGAGGACTTAATGACAATTCATTACAGCATCTAAAGAAATCTTTGGTGTATTCACTTTTAGCTTTCAGAATATCTTTATCGAATAACTTGCTAGAATCTTTATTTATCATTTTTTCAATTTGCTGCAGTCTATCTATTGATATAGAAGCTTGTGCTAGTATATAAATATCAAGATTGCCTAGTATGTTACTTGCCTTTAATTGCTCTATAATATAATTAAATATCTTCTTTTGCCTCGCGTTTAAATAAGTTGGTGGGGAAATGTTATCTGCTCCACCTTTTAACTTTTCTTCTGCTTCTAATCTTAGCTCTTTTTCTTCTTTAGTTAGATTTTTACTCATTACTCTAACACTTTTACTAGGTCTTGCCACTTCCTCACCTCCTATTTTTTCATTTAGGGAACTTTTTGAAACCGAGAGGTCACTCGCACTCTTCGTCTGAAAGTTCAATACTTTTCGTATCCCCCCTACCTCTTAATGCTTTTATGCCTCTTTTGGTGGCAACTCTCACATAAACAAATAAGGTTATCTATATCTAGCCTCTTGCTCCAATCTTCTTTGATTGGTACTATGTGGTGTACTGTGTTATATGGAGTTATTGCATCTTTATCTAAACAATCTCTACATAGTGCATGATCTCTTAGTATTGCTAGTTGTCTTCCTTTAATCCATTCCTTACTTTTATAAAACTTATTGTACTTGCTATCTCTCTCATAAGTAGTTTGCTTATAATATCTTATATTTTCTTTGCGTTCCTTTTCTGCCTTAGCTTCACATTCAGGACACCTCTTAATGCTATAAGGTATTAATTTTCCACACCTACATATCTTCTTTAACATTGATTTCCTGTATAGAGAATCTATTTATTATTTCTCTCTTCATTTCATTAACAGTTAATAGTTTATTACTATTTATAAATAGACTGGCATCTATATCTTTATATTCAAAGCTAACTTCAGTACCAACTAAAGTATGTTCTACTATTCCAGCATCACAACTTATTAAACTTGTTTTCATATTCACATCTGTTATTCTTATATCTTCTTCTTTAATACCACAGATATCATTTATTAACTCTATATCTTTAGGTAATAGCGCTACTTTTTCATTACATTCTTCTTCTAACTTCTTTTTAATCTTTCTATAATCATCTGATGATGCATTAACCTTTAACCTAAATATCTTCATTTTTACCTCCCTAATCTAAGCAATGAAAAAGAGCCCTATTTATAGAGCTCTTAATATTACTATTGATATAATAATTTTTTTAATATTTTTTCTATCACTTCAACAACTATACTATTTCCTGCCAACTTATACATTTGACTATCACTTCTGTCTTTACCTCCTTAAAAACAATAAAAAAAGAACCTTATCTTACTAGAATCCTTTCTATATATATTTAAAGCCAGTAGAGTATTAAAAGGTAATTAGTGTAAGGGGTACACCTTCCTTTCTTATTTGTTTCTACTGGCTCCTATAGGCATAAATAAAAAGAACCCTATTACTAGAGTCCTTGAATATCTATTATTTTTTTCATTCTGCTTCTAACTTTAATACTTTATCTCTCGTTTGTTCATATGCTTCTATCCTTTTATCGTTATATCCCTTAAACTTATAAACTTTTTTAGTTATATTTCCTCCATTCATTTCTGCTCCTATTCCTATTCCTTGAGCTGTTACTTTACCATCTGCTTTTGAAGATGATGATTCACCATAATATTCTTCTATTTCAACTTCATCTGCTGTTTCTATCCTTCTGGCTATTGCTAATTCTTGCACTAAAGTAATTTGCTTTCTTAGTTCATCCAATGATAAATTGTTGTTTAACTCATCATTTTCATTTTTGATATCTTCTCCTTCTATTTGTATTGAAACAGATGATCCTACAATTAATTTTATACTTTCTCTCAATATTTCTCCAACTACACTGCTTACTTGTATTTTTTCCACATATACCCCTCCTCATATTTACAATTTTAATCCTTTATGTAAATATATTCAACAATAAAAGATACCTATATTCCTATAAGTGCCTTTGGCATAAAAGGGTATTGAGAATTTATGAGATTTATTCTATCCGGCTTCGTGCCTGTAGGTAAGGTCTTACCGCCTGTCGATAGAGTTTTTATTGCTTCACTCGCCTTATACTACCTACTAAACATATAAGGGTCATAGTTGGCTTATGGCGGAGATAATAGGACTTGAACCTATACACCGATTACTCGATTACTGACAACTTAGCAAGTTGCTCCCTTACCAATTAGGGTTATATCTCCATATTACACCTAGCTTTTACACTAGGTGTCTTAAATCCAAGGAGGCCACATGACATATGAAAACTGTCCATGCTTTCTACAATACTATTAAATCATACTTTAGGCTATTCTGTTTCCCGTCTTTTTCCCACTTTTTTCCCACAATTTCATATTCTCCTCATACTCTGCTATATTCTCTACTATCTCTTCTCTTTTTCTATAAGCTGTAGTCTTAGACATATTTAGTTTTATAGATATATATAACAGATTCTCTTTATCTCCATACTTTAATTCTATAAATCTCTTATCTTCTTCATTAAGTTGCTCTACATTTTCATTCATATGTCTTATAAATTCTTCAAGCTCTCTTATCTTAGCTTTTATCTTTAGTATCTTTTTATTTATTCTTAAATGTTCTCTCTCAAGTTTTTCTATCTCTTTACACATTTCTGTTTCTGCATAACTAGATCCACTTGGAGAAGATTGTACTCTCTCTTGTAATCCTGTTCCATTTTGGTAATAATCTATTGTTACATTAGCATGTCTTATATCATACTCTACTCTTTCCCTGTGATACTCTAGGTTTGATATTTCATTATTAAGCTCTCTTATCTTCTTTTTGCTCTGATAATATCTATATAATTTTCCTTCTGTCTTTCTGAATAAATCCTTATCCATACTATCCCTCCTTTGCTATCATACATGCTACCTTCCAATATGCTTGTAATAAATCTTCTTTACCAGTATGCATCCATACTTTATTACCTGAATTATTTTTAACTAATATAATGTAATCTAAAGTCAAAGGGTGTATCTCACATTGTATTTTCATATCTAATTTATCCTCTATAAACTTTCTTAATTGCCCTTCTGTGAATATTGGTATTACTCCTGCCTTTTTAAAATAATCAAAATCTCCATATACCTCACACACTAAATCATTGTCTATGATTTTAAAATCTTTATACTTTAAAGGATTTTCATTGTAATAATACAAATCTCCATAATCACATTTCCACCAATCTAAAAATGTCTTTTGTACTTTAAGTGGTTGTTCTTGAAATTGTTCTACTGTTATAAATTCCATTCTATACCCTCCTTACTTAGTTGTTATCTCTGTAAAATTGGTTAATGTGGCATTCTATTAATGGTTTTAATTCTCTAACTGTTCTTAACATATTTCTCATTAATTCTTCTTGCTGTTTAGATGTCCTATTTTTATGAAATAGTTCCATACTATCTTCATTTAACTCATTTATTAATTTTTCTATTTGCTCCATTTAAATTATCCTTTCTTAGAATTGTGAATTATAACATATATAATATTTCACCTTCATTAAAGTCTAAATGTTTAATATATTCATCCTCATTAGCAAAAAATTTAATTCCATTTATAACAACTACTGTGTATATACGACCATTACAATGTTTAAATTTTTCACCAACAACATGATTTTTAGCTTTTATTAAACTCATACTGTTACTTCACCCCTTCTACACATCATCTTAGCATTGCGAATTATAGTTCTCTTCCACAATTAGAGCATTTTATTCCACTATTAAGACTCTTTCCGTATTTACCCCAACAAGAATATTGCTCTATTTTACTACTCTCTTTTTCAATATTAATTTCCCTTTTCATTAACACTGCATACTCTTTCTTCTCTAAATCAGCGTTAAGTATATTTACTATTGTTTGTGCATTGCTCATACAATTTAGTATTAATTTAAGTTCTCCATTTTCAAAAATTCCATAATCACATACGACTGGTTTGATTTCATATTTAATCATTATTTTCATTCCTCTCTTTTCTTCACAATTTCTACATATTAAGATCTAGTAACTGTTTAAATATAGCTTCAAAAAATACAGTTGGTATCGAGTTACCTGATTGTTTATATAGTGCTCCATTCAATTTCCCTTCTTTACCTGGATGTACTTTTAAGGCTGCTTCAAAATCTTCATCTGAATACCCTTGTAATCTCCAACATTCACGTTCTGTAAGATATCTATATCGTCCATCTCCTAAATCTATAACTCCACTATTAGGGCACCTCATTTGCTTAGTTGTAATAGTCCAACACCTATCTTTTATTACTTGTACCCTTCCTCCAAAGCTTCCATCATTAGAGTTAATTTTCTTAATCATACTTGGTTGAGATACAATATATTTTTCTTCCCTTGTATCTTCTAAGAACTCTTTAATATTCCTCATTTGCTTATGCTCTAAAGTTTCAAAGTTAAAGAATGTACCATCTAGGCAACTTATTACAAACACTCTATCCCTATCCTGTGGCAATCCATAATCCATGGCATTTAATACTTTAAAATTACTTGTATATCCTAGCTTGTCTAACTCTTCCAAATATCTGTTAAAGTTATGTTTCATATGCTTACTAAGAACATTCTTCACATTCTCCCAAATTACAACTTTAGGCTTCCATTCACCCATTTGTTTAATAATATTAATTGTTTCCCACATAAGGCTTGACCTAGTTTCTGAATCTTCATCAGCCCCTTTTTGTTTCCCTGCTATCGAGAAATCTTGACAAGGACTACCATGAATTAGTATGTCTGGCTTAAGATTATATCCAACTACACTTTGAGTTTTATATTCTAATTCTTTTTCAAACATAGCATTATATGATCTTACTGCCTTTTCATCTATTTCTACATAATCTATTGCTTTTACTGGTACTCCTAAATTCCTTAACGCTATTCTTGGAGAACCTATCCCCCCGAATAGCTCTAAAATTTGTATCATAAGCAGATTCTCCTCCTATCCCTTATACTAGGCTTAATTGTTCTTCTGTAATGCACCATTCTTTGCTAACTGGATATAAACAATACTGTTCTCTTTCTACAACATACCCGTCTACTATTCCCCACTTCTCTCCATCTTCAAACTTAACTTCTAATCCATCTATATAATCCAAATGTTTAGATAATATCTTCTTAACACCTCTATCAGCTTTTTTATTGAATTTTTCCTTATTAAATCTATAAACCATATAGTTCTCACTTTCTTGCAATTACTACTTACCAATTACCAAACCATATGGTTACGCAAGTCATAAGAGCATTACAAATATATAAAAATAAACATATTACAATAAGAATTATAGATACAACTGCTATAGTAACCATTAAATTGTTAAGCTTACTATTTTTTATAAATATCGCTGGAATAAAACTAAATATAAGTGTAAACACCGATAATCCTAATAAAACTTCTATAAAATACATTCTGATACTCCTTCCTTCTAAGGTTAATATTTTTCTCTTAACTTTTACTTAGTTAAGCTTGTACCATTAACCTTTATACTTCCATTAACATTACATCAAGAACCTCTCCAAGTTCAGCTAAGAATCTAGCCATTTCTCTTTGTTTGTAATTATCTATGTCCTGTTCATTTTTAAACTCTAAATCTCCAACTTTAACTTTAGTTCCTTCTTTTTCATAAGTTCCATACTTACCTTTTACAGTCATTTTAAGTACCTTTAAATCTTTGTTGATGTATTTATCCTCTGCTTGTCCTTTTGCTTCTCCCAAGCTTTGTTTAATCTTCTCTGCAGTTACTTCCTCACTTGCTATTAGCTTTTCTTTTTTATCTTTTATCCTATCTTCTTTCTTAGTTGCTTTCTTCTCTTGCTTAACTTCTAGCCAAAATTCATCTAATACTTTTTCACTAACATTAAATTCTCTTTTTAACTTCTTTAATGCTGTAGCTTTCAATACTTTATCTTTCCTATACTCTCTTATCTTTGCTTTAATAGCTTTATCATTTACGTTCATTTCCTCATATCCTTTCACAACTATTTTTTAATGGACCATAATACACTCCATTCAGTTCTATAATGTAGTTATTCTCCTGTTCTAAGAGGAATATCCATACAGAGCCACATAAAAAGCTACTATGTAACTCTGTACAGTCTTCCTTTAACCTAATAAAATTAAATCCTATCTGTTCCATATCAGAAAGGCATATCCGAATCCGATACTGGCTCTATATCTTCATAAGCACCAAATGCATCATTATTGCCTTGGTTACTAGCTTGGCCACTTGATACAAAGTCAAATCCAGTTACTATTACATCTGTGGTATACCTTTTAGAACCATCTTGAGCTTCATAACTTCCAGTTTGTATTTTTCCTGTTACTGCAAATTGATTACCTTTCTTAACATAAGTTGCTATCGTTTCAGCAGCTTTCCCAAATGCTACACAAGGTATAAAATCCACTTCACCTTTCTTTATCCTATTTACTGCTAATCTGAACTTGCATACTGCTGTTCCGTTTCCTGCTGTATATGTTAACTCTGGATCAGCAACACATCTTCCTAATAAACTTACATTATTCATGCTTAATCACTCCTTCCAAAGCCATCTTTATACCACCAATTTTTATAGATAGAACTCCAAGCTTTTTACTAATCTCTTTTAGATCATCATTATCTAGTAATATTTGTCTTGGTATTGCATTTAATAAATTATCAACTTGGCTATAGTACCCAATTAAAACCCATCTGTGTGTACCTACATTCTCCTTATTAACTACTTCCCCATCTTTTACTATAGGTTGTACTATTTTCTTTGCTGATAATACAAAACAATTACTATCACTTTCTATTTTGTAATCACCTAAATTAAGCTTCACTTAACTCACTCTCCTTATATGCTTTCCCACAAAAAGGACAATATTTATGGGATACATTAGTTTTAACTTTCTTTTCCTTTAGTTCACCTTTCTTATTTTTGTATTTTGTAGTTAACCTTATCTCTGATACCGTTTCTAAAACAACTCTATTTCCTTCAAACATAAAAGCACCTGATAAAAATTCCACTTTTTCTATTTCTTTATCCCTGTAATCTTCATTACTTTCAGGTAACTTTTTAAAGTTTTCTTCTATTTCTCTTATACAGTTACACATCCAACTCACTCCCTTTATATAATTTCATCCATTCTTCCATAGTCATTGTAACTAACCACTCTGACCTATCTTTTCTATGAAATACCGCTCCTAATTCATTCTCTTTTTTATCTGCCTTAGCTTGGCTTATAGCATCATATATATTAAGTCTTTCTACTCTTTTACATTCAATATGAATACCAGGTAATCCAACTACATCTGCATCACCATTAGCTCCACAATACTGTTGTCCTCGTCTAGTTTTATATCCATATTCTTTTAGCTTAGAAGAGAGTTCTCTTTCCCCTCTAGCTCCCTTTTGTCTACTATTAGTCATATAAACTCTCCTAACTGTTCTTAAATTCCACTCTTAACCAAGTTAATTTACTTCTTATAATCTCTATTTCTAACCTTAAATTATTCATAGCTTCTATCCCTGTAAAGTAACTTGCTTCTGCTACATCCCTTCTAAGTCTTAACTCTGCAACTTCTTCATTACCCTTTACCAAATCTTGTATTATAGTAACTGGATAACCTTCTGCTCTTAGTCTTAATATTTCCTGTGCTTGTTTAACTTTATAATCTTTTTCCGTCTGTGCTTTTTGTAATCCTAGAGTTTTAAGTTGTGTATTTCCTCTACCTAAAGCAGCTATACATTGATCTAACCTTTCTAATAATTGTTGTGGATTCATCTATCTATACTCTCCTGTTCTAAACTTGATAGCTTTTAACACTCCTGTCTTATGTGATTCATAATTATTTAAATCTCTTTCTTTATTCTTCTTACGTTTTTCTAGAGCTTTAATAGTTAATTCTGCTTTCTCTCTTGGTGTCATTGTTGTTTCGCCCCCACTGGCACACAAAATTTTGGTGAAATTATCTCCCAATTACCTTCTAGATAAACTAAGAATCCATACATAAATTGCGAATCATCTATAACTTTATAGACCTTGCATCTCTTATTGTATATTCGCTGATGGTATCTATCTCCTGGTCTATTTATAATAACCTCGAACATTTTGCTCCTCCTCTACGATTAATTTGCCACCCATACACGCCCTTATAACATCTTCCCTAACATATTTACCCTTCTGTAAAACTAAAGGCTTTAAAAGACGATTTAAAGGCTTGTCCGATATTTCTAATACTTCTTTAATCTCTTCTCTAGTTAATAACTCTTTATTAAAAAGTATCTCTAGGTTATTCTGGAACTGTAACTTTAGTAATCTATCTAACTTATGTCCTTTACTTCCATGAACTCCTTTTGTTCCTCTATGGTGTTCCTGGCATAGGTAGATGTGATTTAACTTACAATTCTCTAATGGTTTCACTTGGCTTCTATAAACTATATGGTGGAGTTCTGTGGCCCTTTGACCACATACAAAGCAGCACTCTGTATTATCCATACTAATCCTCCCATCCTAATAGCTTTTTCTCTAATGAATCATAATCATATTCCCTTGGCTCAAAATTATTAAATCCACTAGTCTTACTATATTTAGTCTGTTGTTTATTCTGTGGTTTCTCTGCCTTAAAGCCTTTTGCTTTCCAGTTTTTAAGAATACCAATTACATATTTTAAATTTCTAACTCCTGCTGCATTAGCTTCTTTAAGAGCTTCTATTACCCATGTTTCTGTATATTCTTTTTCCAGTAGCTTAATATCTTCTAAAATAATTGGACTAATAGAACCAAATCCTAATTCTTCAAACACCAACAATGATTTATTATTATCTTTATCTCTTTCTCTATCTCTATTCTCTGGTGGAAGTTTGTCCGAATTATTTGGGACAATGTCAGGACAAATGTCCCCACCCCCTAACAAATTCTGTTTTTCTTGCTTAATTTTATTTCTATATTCTCTTTTTCTATCTGCTTCTGAACTACTTCTTCCTATTAAACTCTGTATATCCAGCATATATATAGCTCCATTATCAAGAACTTCAATTAATCCTAGCTCTCTAAACATACACAAAGCTTTATCAACTGTATCGACATTATGGTTAGTTATGGTTGCTATCATTTTAGGACTATACGGAATATTTTCTTTAAACATTAATTTCCCATCAGTTTTAAGAGATTTCAAATACAGTTTCATTAATATATCCGAATAAAGATAACCATTATCCATAGCTTGTAATATCTTCATATCTTCAGTTTCATAAAAATTCTCTTTTATCTTTAAATAGTAATATTTCTTATTATCACTCATAGCATCACCTCTTCTATAGTGGATAACAACTTTCTCTTAATTTATCCCTATATGCATCTAAGTTCTCCTCGTACTGCGATATAGTATCCCCTAACTCCTCTATCCTTGTATCTTTAGAAAGTAATTCTTCCTCATACATTTCATTTGTCTTTTCCTCATTAGCTTCTTGAAGCTGCTCTCTTAACTTTTCAGCAACTTCCCTACTAACTATTAAAGCTACTGGATTAAAGTAATCATCTAAGTTAATAACTATCTTGCCATTCTTAAGACTAGCTCCTACTGGTACATCTTCTTCTATTTCAATAGTTATATTTGACTTCATTTCTTACCCTCCAATCCATTACATACATGGTCATATTCTTCTTTGGTAAGCTGCTCTATAGGTTTGTTGTATCTAGTCATAACCAATTGAACAATCTTCTTATTGTCATATCCTGCTTTGTTTGCTATCGCATAAAGTCTTTTAACTTGTGCTTCACTTAAACCTTTTTTATTTCCTTTGCTTCTATCTGATGTATCTCTTTTATCTGGATCATCTGCATCTGTTGGCGCTTGGAAAAACTTTAATATGAAATATCTTTCTGCATAAGTTAATCCACTTCCAAATGCTTTTGATATATCATCTTGAGCACCATATAATTGCCATGGAACTATTAATGTTTCTTCTGGATTATCTGCATTAATCCATTTATAAGACATTTCTCCACTTACTATATGGTCAGTACATTCTTTCCCTTTGGCATTTACATAATCATAAGTACTTGAAATTGTTGTTTTAACTTCTGGTACTAACAAAACCCCTAAACTATCCATCTTTTCTCTTATCTTTGCTATAGCTTGGCTACCACTAACATACTTATATCCATATCCTTCTGTATCTTTCGAAAAGTTAATAACATCTTTTCTAATCTCAACTAACTTTTGATATAAATTCATATAATCACCTACTCTGCTTTAACTGTTATAGTTTCGGTTTCTTCTATAGTTACAAATGGAAGTACTTCTCCAGTTTCCTTATCCACTCCATCTTTAAACACTTTCTTAAGTTCTGTTTTATTAACTTCTTCTTTAACTCTAACTAACTCTGGCTTATTATCTTTAAGGTACTTAACTAACGCTTCCTCATTTTCATAATTCCACTTGCTGCTCTTTCTCGCTGTAACTTTTCCATATGGTGTAGATAACTTAAACTTCTTATCCTTTGCCTTCTCGTTCTTGTAGTACTCCTCTAATAAGAAGCTAAAGTATTGCTTATCTGCTTCATATTGCCTTAATTCTGCTTCTCTCCAAGATGTTATTCTAGCCATTTCTTCTTCTGCTATAGCTTTAATATCAGTTTCTTTATTCTCTATTGCTCTAAGCTTTCTAAACGCCCATGTTGCTCCTTCTAAGTTTTCAATTTTAAAACCTTCTCTAACTTCTTGTAAGTCAGAGTTTAATAATGTATTTTCCATTTTCTAAATCCCCCTTAAATTAAATCTCTTTTTACTTGTCCAGTTAGCTTATCTATAACTTGCTCATTTTCAATATCTTCATCTTGTGCTATAATATCTTTAATCGTTTTGCTATGGTTACTTGGAATAGTTTGGTCGCTTTCCTTGTAACCTTTTACTATTTTTATAGCTTCTTCTACGCTATAGCCCTTTCTATAAAGCCTTAAAACTTCATCCAGGCATTCATTAAGTGTATAAATACTCCCCATAAAGACCTCTTTCTTTTGCTCCACATAATAGCATTACTGTTAAGTAGTAATAGTTTAGATGTTTCTTTACTCATAGCCATAGCCCCCTTACTCTGTCATAAGTCCATAATGCTTCTGTATGCTTGTTATAAAATACATACTCTTCTGGTGTTACTCTTTCTATTAAGAAGTCATTAGGATTTAATCTCTCTTTCTCTAAAAACTCCTTTTGATCTCTTGTTAACTTCTTAAGCTGTTTCAATTTGCTATCCCTCCTAAACATTTAAAGCAAATAGTAAACTTAACATACTACCTACTGTTAAAAATCCAAATCTAAGCTTGTCTATCCTTCTTGTACTATCTTTGTAAGAGAAAACTCCTACTAGAAATATAATTATTAAGAAAATTACTGTTAAACCTCTTGAAATTAGATATCCTGTTTCTGTCACCTTAAATCCCCCTACATTCTTATTTGGGCATTACATCCCATAATCATTAACTCTAGTTCTCTATTAGGCTTCCAATCTATTATTACTTTCTTAGCTAACTCAAAATCTTTTATAGGTGTATCTTTATAAGAAGCTACATCAAGAATCTTTTTATAGTCATTCCAGCATTGTCTAAATACTTTTTTTCCAAGTTCTCTATATGCAGGAGTATCTTTACCACCTAATACTGCCATTACCTTTTTACTTACTAAATCACACAGTACCTTTTGTGATCCTGTTTCTATTGTCATTCTTTCTTCTAAATTAGTTATTCTATTATCCATTTCAACTGTCTTCTCATCTAACATTAAAATTGCTTTTAGTTCTTTAGATAGTTTAGAGGTATTTAATGATTGTCCACTCTTTACTCTAAAATAGTTGTTAACTAATTCTCTTTGAACTTTCCAAGCCAAATCATCTTGAAGTGACTTTACTAACATTAAGTAACCACTTTCGGTAATTAAGTAAGTTCCTTTATTATTAATTTCTGAACGACGAATTTCGTTGTTCCCAATATCAGCAGGTTTTATAAAAAAGAAATCTTCATTTTCAACAAAATGCTTTTTATTATCTCTGAAATTCCTTCCCGCAGTACCTTCTACTCTTTCATGTAACATATCAATATCTTTGAATGTTACAACTCTTTGTCCATTAAATTCTTTTACTGATAAATCATTATTATTAATTTTTACAATTTTATTATCCATAGCTTATCCTCCTTAATTTCATAAAATTCTTTGTTCAGCCGCTATTTTTTCTAACCATACTTTTAAAGATTCTTTATATATAAGTATTTTTGTTCCAACTCTGAAATATGGAAAGTCACTGGAACTCTTAACAAGTTCTTCTAACTTACATCTTCCTATTCCGGTTATACTTGCTGCTTCTTGTAAATTAACTGTAAGTTTATCCATGATTACCATCCCCCCTTTTTGCTTATAACAAGTTTTTCTTTAAAGTTTCAACTAAGTCATCAAAACCAAGTAAGTCATTAGGAGTAATACCTAAAGCTAAAGATAATCTAATTATTTTACTTTCTGTAGCTTCATACTTCCCTTTTTCCAATTCGCTTAAATAACTAGCAGAAATCCCGGATATCTTACTCAATTTACTTAAAGAAATTCCTTGTTTTTTTCTTACCTCTTGTAGCCTCACGAAAAGTCACACTCCATTATATTTTCAATATGAAAAGTATTAGTTAAAAAAAATATTCTCTACTGTCAAAGTTGGATCATAGTTTTTATATATATCAGTTAACTTTAACATTTCTTCTCTAGTCCACTCACTCATCCCTTTTTCTTTTTTAGAAAGAGTTGGAACTGATATCCCTAATTGTTTACTTATATAAAGTTTTGTTAACTTAAAACCAAGCCTTAAAAACTCTGGCTTTTTTGCAAAATCCCTATTCATCTTACTTCACCTCCTTTTCATATCGACCTTACAAGTTAATTATACTTTTCGTTATGTAAAGTGTCAATACCTTAATATAAAAAAATTTTTCTTTTCGAAAAGTTTTTGTTTATATTTTAGCAAACCGTTTATAATAAATAAGAGGTGTAATA